CTGAGTGCATCTTCGTGAGTCATAGCTTTATGCATACCAAAACTATTAGGTTCCCATAAATGAAACCTACAAAGTCTGCCAAGTAAAGTTCTTATCTGTCCTCGATCTTGTGCTCTGTTAGATGCTTTCTCCATAAGTTGTTTAACAAATGGTACTCTTGCATGATAAGTATTAAATAACTCTGCAGCTTTTTCTTTTGTTACACCAAGTTCTGCTTGCAACTTAGCTTTACCCATACCATAAAACAAACCAAGGTTAATTGTCTTAGCTTGTGATCTTGGTATGTCTGCCATATCTGCTACAGTTTGGTGAAAGTCTGAGTTAGGATCTGTTTCATACGCTTCTATCACGTCGTATACTGATGGTAGTTTATACAAAGATGCATAATGCACTACCAACCTAGGCTCCTGTTGAGAATAGTCAAATACACCCCATTTACAGCCTTCTTCGGGTATAAATAACGACCTTATCTTAGGCCCAAGATCTTTATTTCTTGCAGGAATTTGTTGTAAGTTTGGGTTCTGGTAGGAAAACCTACCAGTAACCGTGCCCCCGGTTTGTGATCTCAACTGATTTATCTCAGCATGTATTCTACCTTTGTGTTCGTGACGTAGAATAGAGTCTATAAAAGTTGTGTGCGCTTTATTTATTTCTCTTGCCTGCGCAATCATCCTTACCACAGGATGTTTATGTTCTTGTAAAAAATTTTTTGTAAAACTAGGAGCTTCAGTTTTTTCTGTTCTTGGATATTCTAGTCTTAACATATCAAATACATTTGCAATAGATCTAGCTGCCCAGATTTGCGTATCAATATTTGTTTCACCTTTTATTTTGTTAAGTAAATCTTGTTCTGTTTTTTTAAATTCTTTTTTCATTGTGTGTGCACGTTCTATGTCTACACGTACACCTTTAAATCTCATGTCTACAAGACACGGAAACAATTCTGTTTCTAAATCAAATATATCTTCTAAGTCTTGGCTAATAATTTCTTTTTTCATTTCTTGCCACAAACCAAACGTTGCTTCTGCGTCTCGTTCTGCGTATGCACCAACATGCATAGACGGAAGTTTATACATCTCTGCTTTAGGATCTATACCCCACTCAGATGCAGCTTCTGCAAGTGCAGCTTCGTTCTTACCATAGCCCAGATAATGCCACGATAAACTATTTAGATCATAACGAAATCTGTTTTCATCTGTAACAGCTGAAGCAATCATTGTACAAACAATGTCACCGTTAATTTTAAAACCCATAGCTCTAATCCAACATACATCGTACATTGCATTATGAAATATTTTTGTTGATGGCGCTTCTACAACATCTTTAAACCAAGATAAGACTCTTGCTTTCTCCATGTTACCACCACCTTCGTGGCCAATTGGAAAATATCCCTTGTAATGTTTTGTAGCAACAGCGATACCTATAACTTCTCCGTTACCTATTACAGCTCCTGACCCTTTTTTAATTAGATCAGGATCTTTTGTTTCTAAGTCGATTGCAATCTCATCAACATTACGTAAGTCTGGAAACTCAGTTGGTTTTACCCACTCTGTCTGTGCTTCAAACTTAGGAATCTTCACGACGCCATGTAACAATAGATTAACAAACAAGTAAACAAACCCATAAAGTGAGGTATATGATTATTTGGTTCCATAGTCCCTTTCGATTATCATTTCTAAAAAATGCATTGCTTTTAATATATCTTGCTTCTTTCCCTTCAATCTGTGACGAATTATGTATTTTATAGCACAACCCTCGGGATATAGCAATTCGTTCTCTACCACAAACTTACTAGGCTGAATCTTAAATTTTTGGTAGTGATTCCCGCCGTGCTGCTTATCCCAAACTTTCGATGTCATAACCTTTATCCTCCTGTTTAGCTGTTAATATATATAAGTTTTGTTTTGTACGTGTTACACCTACGTACCAAACTCTTTGCTCTTCATCATACTTGTCTTGATTTTTTTCTACTGCGTCTCTTATTTTTTTTGTGTTATCTAAAATTAATAATACGTTTGTTGCCTCGCCACCTTTTGCTGCATGTATTGTTGATAGTTTAACTCTTGCAGGACTGTTTAATTTTTCTTCTGATCGCAACATTTCTCTTATGTATAAATTTTCTTCTGGATCTGATTTAAAAACTTCGTGCCAAGTTTGTGTAAAAATAAAACCAAACTCTTGCAAATCGTACATTCTTTCTTCTGTTGACACCCATTCCAATTCTAAAAATTCAAATAAATCTTTACACTCAGACAAAGAAAGTTTGTCTCCGTTAGTCCATCTAGTATAATTTTTAATTGCTGTATACAATCTTGTCTTATAACTCTTTCTGCCTTTAATTTCAAAGTAAATAGCCATATCTTTTAGAATTGGTTTTAATTTTGTAAGTTTATCATTAGTTCTAGCTAATATTAACCAATCACCTTTATGTAATGGTGCATCCTCAATAGAAGTTATATGGTGTGTGGTCCCTGATTCCGGACGAGGTGACCATTGTTTTTTAATTCTTCTATCATCAGGTATTCTGTTTAGAATTTGATCAGCTATGTGTTGTACTTTACCTGGCACCCTGTACGATTGTGGTAGGACTATTTCTTTTGCAGGTTCATTTTGAAATCTTTTAACATCTGCACCAGCCCAACCATAAATAGCTTGATCATCATCACCTGCTAATATAACATGGTTAGAATTTTTCTTTAATATGTCATACATTTTCCACTGTATTGGCGATAAATCTTGTGCTTCATCTACAAATATTACATCATATTTCGGACACAATTCTGCCACATTAAATTTTTCAATCATGTCTGTAAAGTCTACCAAGTTATATGCTTGTTTATAATTATCCACCTCATCTTTTATAATTTGTAATTGATGTTTATCTATGTCTTCTGAATACATATCAGTGTTATATTCTTCTTCGATTGATACGTTTTTAATTCTTGCTGCATTTATAATGTTAAAATATTCACTGTCTGAGTCTACAAAACCTGTCTTCTCTTCACCATTAGAATAAACTGTAACCTCGATACCTAGTTTTCTACCCACATCTTCGTAGTGTTCGTCTTGCATAACATTGCTCTTCTTCATACCCAGTTGATTGAAGGCTAAAGAGTGTAAAGTCCTGAAATATTTAAGATTTTTCTTCTGTAATTTTGGGTTAGAATCTAGCATTCGGTCCGTAGCTTCATTTGCAGCTTTAGTTGTAAATGCAAAATATCCTATCTTATCAATAGGTGTTCCCAGTTTAATAAATGTATTTACATATTGTAAAAGTTTTGTTGTTTTACCTGTACCAGGAGGACCCAATATTTTTCTAATCACATAATCTCCGTGTTGTGTTTTATTTTAGTATGATTTATTTCTATGTCTTTAAATTCTTCTATACTTATCATTACAATATTTTTTGTAGGTGTATTGTATTTACCTTTTTCTTTTGTAGGATATCTTTTTTGTTCTAAAAATTGTATGTCACATTTTTTATAATTAGTTTTCATCATGACTCCTGTCTTGTCCTCTCCATGTTTCCAATTCTTAGATCGTAGTTTGTCGTAAAATTTGTCAAACTTAAAGTATGCATAGCCATCTTCTATTAACACTGTACCAGATTTAAATGATGCATCATTCATAGCTTTTGGTCCATTTATTTTTGCGTGTAATACATCATGTAATTTTTCTTTAGGTGATGTACCTATTGGTGGATTAATAACTTTTTGTGTGTCAAATAAAGTTTCTAATATTGTCTGATCTTCTGGTGCTTTAATAATTGGTGGTGGAAATCCAGCAGCTTTTGCAATCGCATTTCTACGTTTACGTTGATCAGTTACATGTTCAATTGTTTTACAATGCACTGTAGCCTTACCTATACCGTCTGGCTTTGTTACATCAAATTCATACTCTGGGTCTGGTTCTATGTCTATCTTACGTAGGTTTGTTAACACAGGGTACGAACCTTTAGATCCTGCTAACACACCAAATTTTTTCTTAACACATACACCTTTTTTACAGAAGTCACTAATAGGACTTTGATTACATGTGTAACCTTTCTCTGATTTATTCCATGATCTAGTTTTTTGTTTTAATTTCATATCGTCCCATGCATTTGCATGTTCTCTTGCAAAATATTTTACAGGTGCATTCTTTACTTTCTGTTCCCAACTGTCGGGATATTTCATCTTAACAAACACGTGGTAGTTATACATAAATCTATCTTTGCCATCAAAGTTTGGTTGATTAGATATTTTAGAAATTAAAGCAAGACAAGGAGGACCTTCTACAAAATCTTCGTCTACACCTTCCATAGATTTTTGTTCCATGTTTAATGTAATTGTTTTTAAATCTTCTACACTTGTTGTGTTAGCGTCTACAACTTTTATAAATTGATCTAATGTAAAAAAAGTGCCATCTATGTTTATAGCTCTACGTTTAGTGCTTTCAAAATAAGGTAAGTTTATAAACTGTCCTGGTTTTAAAATCCCTGTTTCCGGATCCTTTGTTAGTTGTGTTTGTTTAGGAAATATTTCGCAGTCAGATTTTAAATTAAATATTGGTAATAAGTTGCTTAAGAAAGATACAATCAATGTAGATTTTACAAACTCATTCATAAACAAATATAAATGTAACCCACCACTTTTAGATTCAATAGGGATTAAAGGTAGGTCGTATTGTTGTATAGTTTCTAAATAAAATTTTTTGTCAAAGTTTTCGTATTGCTTTGGATCAACATCTATAACACCAAACCTAGCGTCACCGCTTTCGTTTGTAGGCTGAATACCTACAGATATTTTGCCGTTTAAATGATCTTGATATATGTTGTCTGTAAATTCTTCGTAAGTCCATCTGTAATTAGGTTTTTTCTTTCCGCTTTCTGGGTCGACAATGGCGTTAGTCCAATCTGCGATTCCATACGCATATCTATAGCCATTAAATATTTTTATATATTCTTGCATAGTTATCCTGTCTACGTGGGCCAATCAGTCTCCCGCCTGGCCCACGCTGTGCACATACCCCGAAGGGATTATATAATGCTGCTACTTTCTGCTGGTTTCTCTTCACCATGCTTTGCTTTCACTGCACCCTTTGAGATGCTTTCAGAAAAAGATTTAGCTTGTTGATAGATACTTGCTTCAGTAATAGGACCAACTTTACTCACTTCCCAACCAAACCATGTGCCTTTATCATTAGACATTTGGGTAGTCTTTAGTTTGTAAATATGGCTAAAAGATGCCGGTGTATATAAACCGTTCTGACCTTTTAGTTTTATGCCCGACATCATTGAATTCCATTTTCTACTAATTTTTAATTGAGTAGAT